ACAAGTCAGACGACCTCACAGAGGAGCAGAAGTCCTTTGCTCACTTCTGGTGTGGCTACTTCTACGGAAAACTCACGTAAAGGAGATCAAGTGACGCAAGCAGAGGCAATCCGCAAGCTCAGCCACTACGGGGTTACAAGTAGGCACCGACTCAAGAAGCTGATCGACTCCGGTGACATCGAGGCACGGGGCCCTGAGGGTCTGGCATCTGGGGTCCGGAGGTTCATCGCTCGACAGCATGGACCGGTCCGATGACCCCCAAGACCGCACTGGGGTATCTGGTCCTGATCTTCGGTCTGGCGCTCCTAGTTCAAGCTGGCCTCCTTGAGGCTCTGATCTCCGGGCTCCTGGGGGCTGTAGTGAATGGAGTCCAGAGCCAGGCTCAGGTTGTACCTGTGTTGTGAGGCTCCCTAAGGAGGAGATAGCCAGGGTCAAGCCTTTACTGGCCCTGGCGGAGCCCAAGAACAGTCCATACCCCTATCTCAAGAACGCATTCATCGACCACGAGAGGCTCTATGTCGGCGGTCATGATGCACTAGGTTGGGTGCCAGTTGAGGGCCTAGAGTATCCGACTCTGGTTGATGCTCGGGAACTCAAGAGCACGCTGGTCAAGATCAAGGGGGAAGCCGAACTAACTCTCGAAGGGTCCAAGCTCAGGGTCAGAGGGGTCGGCGGAACCAAGAAGAACCCGACCTTCATTGACGAGCTTCTGACTGAGGCTCCCAATGAGTCGGGACACAGGTTCAACAGGTTCCCCTGGCCGGCCAAGGCTTCAGTCAAGGTACCCGCCTTAGACTTGGTCAGCTTCAAGACTGAGGACTTCAAGGAGGCTCTGAGCTTCATCAGAGCAACCGAGAACTGGGAGACCCACCAGGGTTACCCTCAAGGAACCTGGCCTACTGTCTACCTGGCCTCCCGCTATGGTGAGCTTCTGATGGCCTACAGGCCCAACATCGAGTCTGTGGTCTACAAGTGCATCGACGCACAAACCAGCCTGGAAGGCAAGCTAGGTTTCGACCCCAAGCTACTGTCCAAGGCTGTGGCTTGCCTGAAGGAGTCTCAGTCGGTCTTGAGTGTCCCGGCTAGCAGGAGGGAGGTCACCCTTTCGGATGGGATCACCGAAGTACGAGTAGCCACGAAAGCATAGAAGAAGCCCCTAGTCCTAGTGACTGGGGGCCTTCTTGTGTCTGGGGTCAGTGGCTCTCAGTGAAGCTGGGCTCGGGCTTCAGGGACTCCCGGTACTCCTGGTAGGCCCGCTTGCTACCGAACAACAACTTGACGTACAGCCAGTGAAACATGGGTCTCAATTGACGTGCTCCTGTGGCTTCCAGGTGAAGACCCAGCCTGTCCCGTCGTACTCCCAGGTGAGTCCCTTGAGTGTGGGTTCCATGGATGAAGACTAGCAGGCCTGTCAAGGGTCAGACCCCCTGAAATCTGGACTTTTAGACTTGCTGAGGTTGGCTATCATGGTCTCAGACCCAGCTACAAGCTGTGCTTGGCTCAAGGGAGGACCTGATGCCAACCAAGAGCATCGAGAACCGCTTCAGCTACCTCAAAAGGCAAGCCAGGGAAGAAGCCTGGAAACTCGGGCATCACCCGGAGTACCTGACCAGGGTCAAGAACACTGAGGACCGAGCGGCAGGGGAGGCCGGCTGCTTCAAGTGTGAAGCCAAGCTCTATGTAGACACCGAAGAGGGCTTCAAGGGCACCATGCTAGAGCATCCATGCCCGTACAGGCCCACCAGGTACACCTACCTAGTGGTGGTAGATGACCCTGATGAGCTTGCCGGATTCGAGAAAAGAAGGGTGGACTGAACCCTGATGCTAGGGACGCCTACCCATGTTGGGGTTCGGCTTCACCGGGTCACCCAGGATCTCCAGGATTGCAGCTCGGGTTCGGACTGAGGGAATCCTGATGGATTTCTCCACCTGATCCACCCAACTGGAGTCCTTGCTGACTTCTCCACTCCCTTGATGCCCGGCCTGCTGAGTCCTCGTCCGTGAAGTTCCCCAGCCATGCCCGCTTCTTACCTTGTGCCGGCTGTGCTGACCATGAACCTCTGGACCAGTAAACCCCATTGTACACCGAGACCTCTGTGTCCTCGATGGGGTCTATGGACTTGAGACCGTTGGAGTCCCTGGGGAGCCTTCTGATGTCATCATCCCAGTAGCGGCCAGCCCAGACACCGGACTTGTTAGCGGTCTTAAGAGCTAGGAGCCTGCATTCCTCGAAGTCCGGGCACTCGGTCTTGCATCTCTGGGATCTCCTGTTGATCTCCTTCCTGGTCAGACTCTCATCGTCAGTGACAGTTGATGTCCAGTCGATATCTGAGTCTTCGTACTCTTGGAGGCAGGGCTTGAGTTCCTTAGCCAGTTCGGGACTGCTGGTTGGTTCGAGCTTAGAGGCTTGAGTCCTCGATTCCTTATTAGCTCCCTTGCCTTCGATGGGGTAACTCCTTCAACGGATGCAACCAGGGTGACTGCATTGCCTTTCCTCTGGCAAGCGTGACACTTGAACCCGGTAAGAGACACTGAAGCCGACTGGTTCCTGTCAGGGTGGAAGGGGCACCGGATAGCCTTCCAGGTTCCGTGCCCCCGAACGCTCCCATCCCAGCCATAGGCCTCCAAGATTGGGGCAATGGGGATGGGCTCTCTATCCATGGGTGTGCGCGTCTCGGATCACACAAGAGGTGCAGAGAGCCATATCCTGCTTCTCATTCTTCCACTTGCCCCCCCCGGCGACCTCGACCTGGTAGCCCACTTGCAGAGCAAACGCCTTGGAGGGCTTGTGTTCCTCAACAGCCCGATCAATCACCCTTAGTGCATAGTCGGTCAAGAAAGACTTAGACACTCAACTCCTCCAAGGGATTCAATCGCTCCAGATAGACGATCCACCAACGGCCAGCCCAATACTCTGCTGAAGCACTCAGGGAGACAACACCAAAGCTTGCAAGGCCATCCTCGATAAGCCAACCTCCAGGGCTTTCCCTGATGACCCTGGCTAGTTCAATAGCGTCAGTGTCACCCAGGCAGTTGGCGATCTCCTCGAAGTCATCTAGCTTGATCCTCAATCTACACCCTCAACGTATCGTGCCAAGAGGCGGATTCCCATCTCTTCCCTGACTACAAACAGACCCTCAGATGCTCGCTTGTGGGGCATGGTCACCAGCAGGATGGGTTCTAGATCGACCTTCTTAGCGTTGCTCGTTGCCTGGGGCCAGCCTCTACGGATTGCTTTGTAGGGGTCCGACCAGTTCTTAGCTTCGATAGCGAACGTCCCGGTATTGATGAAGTCAGCCGGCCCCCAGGGTGTGTAATGGTTGCTCCCTGAACGCTCAGCTTCCGGGAAGGGAATCCTGAGGAGCTTCAGGTGGCCGTTCTCACCCCTGGTTCCTTTGGCTCTCTCTTTGCTCATGAGGCCACAGAATGCTCTGTAGGGGGTTCCCTGACACCCTCAGAGGCGTTTTTAGTCCCCGCAGGTAGGGTGACTACCCCCTTGGGTGTCAAAGCCTTAGAAGTCCCCTGGGAACCCCCTGGCTTACCCCAGACACCACCTGGCCTCAACTCCAGCCCACGAGAAACAGGATCGTGACAGACCACTGGGTCAATGCCCGTCTGGTGCCTATCGAACGCTGTGACTCCAGTGAAGATCAGACCACAAGCACTACACAGGCACTGGCTACGATTCCTGAGTTCAGCCATGGATGTACTCCACTATCAGGTCCTCAAGCTTCCTCCTAGCAATCGGGTCCCAACCACTCTCGAAAGCAGCACTGGGGGTTGTGTACTCACAGACCTCTAAGCCCTGGTCTCTGAGCCAGTCAGTCCAATTCCGGATATCAGACTCCATGCTTACTTGGATACTCCTTTCAATCTTAGAACTTGGGGACCATGCGTTCACGCCACTCACCTTCCTCATAGCCATTGTCAAACCCCAACTCGTAACCCTTGGTGTAGGCTTGGGCCAGTTCCTCAGCCACCCAGGAGAACTTCAGCCTGAAGCAAGCGTCCTCAGGTGGGACTCCGTCCGCAGCGATGAATCTGTAGTTCTCGTCCTTGACCTCGTAGAGAAGGCAGATGCCCTCAGGATTGAAGTCCTCATCAAGATACCTACGAGCCATCGGAAGCCTGAGATTGACAGCTTCCTCGACGCTAAAGACTTCATACTCCATCAGACATCCTGATCCAACTCTGGGTAAATAGCTTTCAGTTCCTCCCAGGTTTCCCTCAAATGATCCGCAAGGGTCTCTAGGTGCTTCCAGTCCCGCTGAAGCCGCTCAGGAACCTGCTGAAACCTCAACCCATAAGAAACGATCGCCTCGTAGATACCCCCTTCATTCTCGACCTTCGCTCCCAGGTCTTCGAGTTCATCAATCGAGTAGCGATCCATCAGTAGGCCCCAGGGTCAAGGGTGGGAACCTGAGTCTCCTGGATTTCCTTGAGCAGTTCATCAGGGACCAGGTTCTTGACCTGCTTCACTAATTCCTTGGCATGCTTAAAGCCATCCTCAGAATCGGCTGTCAGAATCTCGACCTCGATCTGGTCAGTGTTCACATAGAACTTCACATTACCTCCAGCTTCACAGTGACTTCGGCATTGCTTTCCTTGTCCAAAAACAGCCCCATGGCTCCCGATGCCTTGAAGGCCTGGTCCCCAAACCGGAAGACCAGATCAACATCAGTCCGTGGAAAGTTCTCGAAGTCTGAGAGTTTGTTCAGGAACTCCTCTAGCTGCATCTTCCCCTCGATTGTTGATCTTCGGAAAGCCTATCAGGCATGACTAGTCAATGCAAGGGGCCGCCCGGTAGGTCTCGCCTTTATGGTCCGGGTCCCAGTAGACATAGCCATCCCCAAGGAACCAATCGCCCTTAGGGTCAGGCTCTAGGGCCAGCCAACCAATAGTCACGGTGCTCGGGTAGAGCCTCCTACCGCATACCTCACAGCCGTTCGAGCCACTGTAGATAGCCCCGGATTCAGTGATTACCTTCCTAACCCTATGCATTGTCAATCAGGGTCGCAGTCGGGTAGTCCATCACCATCGGTATCGTCACTTGGTCCTTTCCATCTCGGTTCTTGAGCACGATCACCCGGAACTCATGAGGTCCAGGCCTGTACAAACCTAGTTCGATCTCCAGGTGCTTGTGTGGCTTGTACTGGCCATCGGACAGTTGGGGGGCCACATTGCCGTTGGCTGCGTAACCCTCTTTCACGTGATGAAGAACCAAGACCCCACAGCCCAGGTGCCTAGCTACCATCTTGATCTGGTTCCAGAGTTGATCCCAGGACCCATAATCGTCACTGGGCCTCTCGATATTGGTGGCAATATCAAGAACCAGAAGCTCCGGGTAGTCACCCCAGATATCCGCGAGGGCGTACGACTTCTGAACCACTGCCTCCAGGCTGATACTCGGGCTGTTGTCCACTATCAGATTTGGGAAGGCCTTCCTGATTTCAGCCTCGTAGTCCTTGATTGCTTCCCGATAGTCAGGGTTGGTCTCCTTGATGGCCTTCTTGATGTCCTCCTTCAACTCACCCGTTGCCATGGCTGCAAGGTTCAGGCTGACGTTGCGCTCACTGGTGTCCGCAGACAGATACAGGGTCTTGGCCCCTGACTGCGCTGCAAAGTTCAGAGCAAACAAGGTCTTGCCAACACCTGGCGCAGCAATGACTACAATGCTTTCGCCAGCGTAGAGTTCGACCACCCTGGCCAAGCTCGGGAAGGGCACCCTGATTTGCTTGAGGGTCTTGGCCCAACTGTTAGTTAGTGCGCCGGCACCTGTCCTCATGTCTCTCCAGAAAGGTAAGGGGACCAGACCCAGCTACAAGCTGTGCTTGAGTCCAGTCCCCTGGTTTGCCGGTTAGCTACTCAGCAGCCATGACCGCGATCAGGGCATCGTAAGGCCCATGGTTGCCATTCTCACGGTTGAACACCAAAGAGACCCGAGCGCCTTCCTTGATGCGACGTGCAATCTCAGGTGCGTCCTGGGGACTCACGTTCTCTCGGTCGAGAATCCCCTGGAACATCTTCTCCAGCTTGCCTCCCTTGCCCGGCGTGAACTGGGTCCGGGTGTAGATGCTGTGGTGCCACTGCTCCTCACGGACAGGAGAATCAGGGTCCTCAGGATTGACCTTGGAGCCGGGACCCCAGTCATCGAGAGCGATCTTGAAGCAGAACTGATCGTGACCCTTGTTGAACTGGTCATCCTCCTTCTTGATCTTCTTCAGTTCAACGATCGTGCCGGTATAAGGTTTGAGCGTCTTGAACTTGGCCCCACCGCCAGAACCACCCTGAAGCTTGCTGGGGTTCTCGAAGTCGGCAAGGGCATTCTCATCAATTACGGTCATGGTTACCTCTTGGTTGTGTCTGGGTTTGGTCTGCTAGTCAGTTCGGATATCGAAGCGATCCTGGGCATACTGAGACCTAAGTCTCTTAAGCCCTTCTTCGTCAGTCTCCACAGTCAGCACTTGTTTGCCCGGTCCCTTGAAGCCCTCCTTGGTCCGACTCAACTGGAACACTGTGACCTTCATTCATCCACCTGTGCAGCTAGCAGGAACTCAATGCCCTTAATCTCCCTGAGGAGTTCTTCATCGAAGGGATGAAGCCTCCCTGAACTGACTCGTTCCTCTAGGCCAGGGTGCTTGTCATAGAAGTCCTGAAGCCTGTCAAGCAACTCACCTTTGGTTACCACCTGGACCCTAGGTGTAGCCGCCACAGACCTCACACCTTTCCCTACCGAACTGCTTGCTGGTTTGCTTGATCAGGAAAGCCAACTGGTCAGCATCAAAGCCTGTATGGCCTAGCGGTTTCTCGCAGATTTCACAGACTGGTGCTCCAAGAAGGCTCTCTGGTACTCCCTGGTCGTCCTGCCTTTGGAACTCCACTGGGGGATTCCCTTCAGGGCTTCCCGGGTCTCCTCGATCGGGATCATTCTCGGGATCATGGTTTCGATCGCCCCGAAGACTTCCTTGATCTCCTCCAGGGTCATGAAGGGACCCCCTGGAGTCAGATTCCTTGATGGCCTCAGTGAGTTCCTTGAGGGTTTCTGCGATCAGATGAAGCTCATCCCTGATTTGAAACAGGACTACGGCAGTCTCAGGTTCTCTCATCGAATCCTTCCTGGCCTCTCCGGGTCGTGCCAATGGTCCTTACCTTCAATGAGGCCCTTGGCTTTCAAGTCGATATCCTCAGGACTCAGAGACCCACAGCAAAGGCCGGCGTCCCTGATCTTCCGGTACTTCTTCTTGCAGGTTCCACACCAGGCCATCAATCATCCCCAGCCTGATTAGCCCACTTGGTGACACGCTCAAGATCGCTCTCGAAACAATGCCAGGTGCCCTCATCGAACTTGACAAGGGCGGTCCGGCACTCATCCTGGTTGTGGGTCTTAACAACGGACCCCAAACGCCCAACAGAATCCTTGACTACATCACCAACCTTGAGTGGCCGAGGACCCCACTTGACGGTCAAGGTGACCCCACCCCTCAGCTTGCCCACAACCTCCCCCGGAATGTAGGGAAGAAGAACCTCGCTAGTTCTCCTTGCAACCGAAACGAACTTCTGGTCATCAGGGTCGGTAAAGACGATCTGGTCAGTCACTTGGCCTCCAGGATGTCAGGCAACTCAACGGTGTTCTTCTCTCCGGCGTTACTGAACGTGCAGGTATTCCTGAAGTCACAGTGCTTGCAGGCCCCATTGAAAGGACCTTGAATCAACGGACTCGAATAGCGGACTTCCTCCAGGCCGTCGTAAAGACTGACCAGTTGATCGAAGTCCAAGGACCGGGGGACCGTAACCACTTCAGCCTTAGAACCCCTGGTGTAGACAAGCTCAGAGAAGTCAACGTCGCAGCCATGAAGCTCCTCGTAGATGACTGCGTACTGGTCCACCTGGATCGCATCTGAGGCCCTGGGGGCACCGGTCTTGTAGTCCCTGACAATCAGCTTCTTGTCTGGGTTGTAGTAAACCCGGTCGATGTAGCCCTTGATCGGAAACTCAAGACCGATGTCAAGCTCGAACTCAACCTCAGTAGACTGTTCCCAGGAAGGCTCAAACCAGGTCTCCCAGTCCTTCCAGCCGCTCATACCTGGGGTATCAAACTGGTTCGTGGTCCCCAAGAAGTTCTGAATGTGAGTACCGAACCCCTCGGACAACCAGTACTCCCAGTTTCGGGAAACTGCCGTTCTCGGGAGGTCACGGAAACCCTCGAATTCCTGAAGCTCATTGCGGCAGTACTGGACTAGTTCCCCCTCGGTAGGGTAGGTCCCCAAATCGTAGTGCTGGTAGGCCGCATGGAGAATCTTGCCGGCAACTTGCTCCAGAGAGTCAGAGCCTCTTTCGTCTCCTATCACGTACTTCTTGTGGTAACGAAGCCCGCAGTCCGATGCTGTCTTGAGTTGGTTGAAAGAGTAGTGGGTCCGCATTACTCCCCTCGGAATACTGGAGCCAGACCGACGATCCAGGCCCAGTACTGGTTGTAGGTCATCGGTGGTTCTCGGTCGTAGAGCTTCTTGTACTCCCGCTTGAAGGCATCGTAGTCAGCGATCATTTTTGCTCCTGTATGGAGGGCCGGCTTTACCTTCAGCTAGCTCTTTACGGACCTCATCCTCGACGGTCTTTGGGTTGATGATATGAGTAACCTTGGTCATGACTCCTCCAGTGACGCCTTATTCGTGGACGCTGCCAGTTGCGCAACTTTCCCCCAGGACTCCCCGTCATCCTGCATGGTCTGGGCCCATTCAAGGATCATGAGAGCCCCCGGCTCTAAATAGTCACGGAGGTTCAGGCAATCAAGAGTCCGCCGGATGGAAACCCGATTATCAAGGGATAAGGACTCATCATGAACCCCGAAGAACTCCTTCAGAACCCAAGCAGCGATGCAGTATCGAGTGTTGCCATCATTGTCCTGGTAGACGTTTTGACAGCCATCCTCCCAGGAGAGCGGGTCCACCCAGTCCGGCCCATAGGCTTCCGCTGCTTTACCCAGAAGTTCAATAGCCTTCTCGGAAGTGAGAGTGTTCATAACAGTAGGAGTGCTCACCATGCCCCCCAGAAATAGCCAACCAGCAGTCCGATAGCCAGGGTCACAATCAGGATGACCGTGCCCAGCATGACTTCAGAGTCGTCATTCATGGTTCCCCCAAAGATGAAACCGATTATCAACCCAACAGTCAAAGCCGCAACCAATAACCAGATGCAAACTGAAGTCATTAATCCTCCTTCAGTTCGGGGAATGCAGCCTTGAGGACATCCACGGCGCGAAGGATTCCATGAGCCTGGTCCCAGTGGATGTCCCTCTCAATCCAACGGTCTGCTGTCGTCTCAAGCCCCTTAAGCACACGCCTAAGATCAGCCACTGAAATAAACTCGCCCTGCTGCATTTTACCTCCTTGCTCTCCTTCAGAGGTAGGTAGAAGAATCGAACTCCGTGCCTTGCAGCACCCCTAGAGTTCAAACCTAGTTTACGCCCATGCGCGGTACCTACCGAGATAGCGCCGGGATTCGACTGGGAACCACCCTACCAGAGGGACCGCAACAGCGCAACACTTGCTGAAGTCTTGTGGTCGTGCTAAGCTGACAGCATGCCCGGGAAATCCGGGTGTTCAACCTGGTAGACATCCAGGCAGGTTGGTAGGCACCTGACGCCTGCGGGGGAGGTTGTTGGCCCCTTGAATGCCCGTTAGAGGGGTTACAGACCCCTTGCAGGGATGGGCTCCTGCACCGAGAGACGGAGCGCCTTGTGAGAATTGGCGCAGTGAAGCTTTCGGGAATACGCGGAAAGAGTGCTACCCGGTGTGACTAACTGGGTGAGGATGACCGGGGAAGCTATCTTCAGACACTCAGACACTCAGACATTCGGAGGATGATATGGGGAAGAAGAGAAACACCCGAGGGAAAGTGAGGCTCGGAGTGATGGTAGGGAGTAGGGGATGGGAAAAGAGAGTTAAAGGGGTCAGCAGGGAGAAGGAACTTCAGATGCTTATCAAGTCTCAGAAACTTGATGACAGCAACTCGGTAAGAAGGAAATCTAAGGACTGGTACTGATGATCGAGTTCATAGCAGGGTTCACCATTGGATACCTGGTATCCCTGGTGATCACAGAGTTCACTGAGAGATTCAGTAGACACCAGGAACCAACAAAGGATACCCGGAGGAATCAATGAGTCACCTGGAGGAGGTACAGAAGGTCAGGGAGATACTAGAGAAAGCCTTCAACACCAAGATCACCGAGTCTGAAGTCCAGGAAGCCTGGGAGAGACTAAACAAGAGGATCAATGAAGAACACCGAGAAACTCGATAGGCATATCAAGAGGGTCAGGAGAATCCTCCGAGAGCCAGATGTCAACAAGGCTGCTAGGGAGTGGATTGAGTTCCAGAGGGAGTTAGATGAAGAACACAACCGAGCTAGCCAACCTCTATCATCAACAGTATCTAGAGTCTGGTAATGACTATTGGGAGTCCAGGGGGTTCAATGAACAGACTATTGCTAGGTTTAAACTAGGGTTAGTAGTTAGTCCTAAGACCGTAGACTCGGTGTACTTCAAAGGTTCACCTACTATCCCTTACCTGACCCCAGATGGTTATGCTTACCAGATCAGAGTCAGGAGTCCCAAGGATGGGGGACCCAAGTACCTACCTCTGGTCAGAGAACATCCAGGAGAATCTAAGGTTCATCTGTTCAACGCTAGGGACTCTCTAGAGTCTGGTGTCTACATCACCGAGGGAGAGATTGACTGTATAACACTAGTTCAGTTAGGGTACCCAGCAGTTGGAGTTCCGGGTGTCAGTAGTTGGAGAAGCCACTGGAGATACCTCCTGGAGGACTCTGAACCAACACTGATCCTGGACCCAGATGAAGCCGGCAACCAGGGTAGAGAGTTCATCAAGAGGGACCTTAATTGCACCGAGATTCATCTGGAAGACCTGGACCTCAATGACCTGTTAGTACACCGGGGTCCAGAATCCATTCATAAACTACTGGGAGGTAAGTGATGGGACTTGATGGACTACTGAGTGAACTCAGGAATGTCAACTGGCTTATTGAAACCCAGAAGGAAGTGCTCTCCAGAGTCCAGACAGAAGCCTTCAAGAAGTTCACTCAGGAGAAGCTTGACGCTCTGAAGCACCGGAAGGCTGAACTGGAGAAGCAGATTCAGGAGTCAGAGTGACTTACCTGGCTGCCTGGTATGACATGGGGGAATACCGTTTCTCAACCCATGAGACCCTAAAGGAAGCTGAAGCTCAAGTTGAATACCTGAAGGGGGATGGGTTGAGCGAGAATGTCTACCTGACTGAGGTCAAGGATCACTGGGAGCACAACTCAGATAGTCAACTCGTTGACTCTTGGGCTAGAAAGTTTGGATACCTGGGTGACTGGATCAGGGGCTTCCAAGTTGACCACCCAGAAGATGGAGACTTCGAGGTCGTCTACTTTCAGAAGTGGGGGAACCTCAACATGCCCAACTCCATGCCACAGGCAACCTGGGCTCAGACCCTAAATGCCATCGAGGAACTAAAAGAGGACAAGGACATCTACCGCATTGAAATCTACCGAGCCACCGGAGCTGGATGGGTGAAGAAATGAAGTGGTCCAAGACCCTCAAGGACAAACACTGGGACAAGTTGGTCAGGAATAACGACTCAGAGACCGTCAAGGAAATCCTGAGGAGACTGGACAAGTGAACTACTGCAAGCCCTGCAATCGATATGGCACTGGTGGCTGCCAGAAGTGTGAAGGCCGCCTCCTCTCAGGAGACAAGTTTCCTTACCGGGTCTATTCCCCGCAGGTCTTTGTGCGCTGTCATCACTGCTGGAATCTGAGCCCCCTGTGTCAGTGTAATGCCCGGTCCTTCAAGCACCTCCTGAGGCCTCACTACACCCCGTACGATGCAGTCTTCTCACCTGAACTGATCGAGAGCTACCGGGAATGGTTGAGGGAGATGTAATGGGCGACCTACCTCTAGGGGTTGGTGTAGACCCCAGGGTCGGCTGCATCCGAAGCGTGAGCCACTTCAGTTGTGGCAAGGAAACCGTCGATGGCATCTGGTGTGAGGAGCACCGGGAGGAGTTCTATGGCAGACAAGAAGATGGGGTTCACTTGTCCGAAGTGCGGGCATGACAAGTACAGCTGGTGGGTCACCGAGGGCATTGTGAAGTGCAAGAAGTGTGGGTATGAGTGGGAGGAGAAACGATAGTCACTTCGGGTGCCATGGACCCAGAGGAGCTTGATCAGATGATCTTCTCAGTCATCGATGACTGCCTGGGGATTAGGGACTACCTACCGGACCATGCAGACTCTGTGGCCCTAGACGATGCGATCCACCTACTGAAAGAGACCTGGAGGAGTCTATGAAGGTGACTAGGGAATCCAAGTACACCATTGAGCTTGATCACCGGGAGGCTGCTACCCTGTCGTACATACTGGAGGGACGCACTCATCCTGTCAGTGCGGACAACTTCGCCAACGAACTTCTGAAGCACCTACCAGTCCACCCTTAAGTGCAGCGAAATGGCAACCCTTAGGGGTGCAGGAGGACTCATGGATATCCGCAAGGAAGTCAAGTGGGCTATCGGACTCGATGACGAGGAAGCCAAGGAGCTTTGCAGGCTTGTCAAGATTGGCTACGAACATTCGGGTCCACCCAGTGAGGTTGCAGCACGGTTGCTAGACGAGCTACCCAAGCTTCCCTGGCAATAGCAGCGATCTCCAGCAGTACTGTGATATAGTGGTCTCACCTGAAGGTGCCAACTGACGAGTGAGGCACAACAGGGGGTCGGTCCCTCCCCGCCGGCCCCCTCTCTCTTTGGAGGACTCTGATGGACGATGAACTCAAGCACGTCTTCATTAGCAAGGACCGGGTCTACCGTTGCATCATTCACGACCGGTGGTTCACATTCGAGGCAGTCAGGGACATCTGGTTCAGGGAGGACCCGAACATCACTGACATCGATGCGGCTTCCAGGCTCTGCGATATCGAGGGATCATGAATGAGGACCGGATTCCCTGCAATTCCGCAGATGAGATGGATGCACTGAGTAGGCGCTGGAAGAACTACCTGAAGTGGAAGCCCGGGGAACGCAAGGCCATCAAGGGGCTTCACAACAGGAAGAAGCGTCGAGTGGCCAAGGATGAGATCAGGGGGTCACTGAGCGACTTCTAAGCCCCGATAGCCCCCTGGGGTTACCTGACCTACCAGTGGCCTCCTAAAACGCCTCAGAGGTCGCTGAGAGCACTGCCTAGAGGCATCCTGGGGACCTGTACTCTGGAGGCCAGTACAGCCTAGGGGTTCAAGGGGGAGTCATGGCATGGATCAGGAGACCGGAGCCAGGGGTCTGGAAGGTCGGCTACAGGGTCGGTGGGACCGAGAGGTCCAAGACCTTCAGGAGGTCGAAGGGGCACACCTACAAGGATGTTCTGGAGTTCAAGCGATCCCTAGAAAGAGGGCCCCAGAAGACCCAGGGGAGTGCGACAGTCGAGGAGTTCTCGAAGGCCTGGCTGGAGTCCCTGGCTCTGAAGCCCAAGACTGTTACTAACTATCAGAGCCTACTGAACGCCCAGATAATCCCCAGGTTTGGTAGCAGATCCTTGGAGTCTTTGAGTCCTCTGGAGGTCCAGTCCTGGGTGACTCAGATGCAGGTCGGCCCCTACCAGGCCAGGAATGCCCTCAGGGTTCTCAGGCAGCTTCTGGAGGTAGCAGTCGATAACGGGTACATCCAGGCCAATCCGGCTAGAGGGGTCAAGCTACCAAGAATGCCCAGGAAGGCCATGAAGCTTCTGACCCTAGATGAACTGTATCGCCTAGCCAGTGTGATGCCCCGTAACTATGGGGGCCTAGTACTCGTCTATGGATTGTGCGGCCTACGGTTCGGTGAAGGTATTGCCCTCCAAGGTAAGCACGTCAGAGGCAGCAGACTGCTTGTAGAGGCCCAGGTATCCACTGTTACCGGCAAGCAGATATTGACCAGCACGAAAACCCACCAGTCCAGATTGGTGGTCCTTCCCCGCTCACTGCAGGAGCAACTATCAGGAGAGCCAGATGAACTTCTATTCCCAGCCCCCAGAGGCGGACACCTGCATTACACCCATTGGACTCGAAGGCTGCTTGTGCCGGCCCTCAAAGAGGCTGGACTGGATCATTCCCTAAGGACCCACGACCTCAGGCACACCTGCGCCGCACTGCTGATCTCCCAGGGTGTGCATCCCCAGGTGATCCGTAGACATCTTGGACACTCCTCCATCCAAGTGACCCTCGACACCTACGGGCACCTGCTTCCCGATGAGCAGGACTCCCTCCAGGAAACCTTGAACGGGCTCGAACCTGCGGCCAGAATGCGGACTGCTGAACCTGAGAGCCAGCCCATAGACCCTGCCTAGCAGGCATTTTGGGCCCGTAGCTCAATGGTTAGAGCATCCGTCTCATACACGTAAAAGACCCCCAGGGACCCCTGCTGACCAGGTGTTTTACCTGAGCCTCAGGGGACCTCTGGGGGTCTATGCGGCCTGTTTGCGGCCTGATCAGCTAGTCAGCTACAAGCTGTATCAGCGCTTGGCCTTACCCGAGCCCTTGGGGGCAGAGCCCACGTCGGTAGCCCGGCGCGTCTCCAGGACCATGTTCTCACGGCCTGAAGGGATGGGCGTGCAACCGTACTTGTCCATATGTCACCCCCTCTCGGTGAGGAAGTCTTCCAGGGTTTCAGCCTTGGTGCCGAGATTGGCCTTCTGCGCCCCGGTCAAGGACTCCCACCATTCCCTGGTTCTCATCTAGTAGCGCTTGACCTTCTTGGGCTTGGGCTTAGCCTTGGGCTTGGCCTTCTTCATCATGGGTTCACTCTCCTGATCGCTTCGTCGTACCCTAGACCAACAGTGCCGGCCCACTCATTGGCTGCGCCTACCTCGTCTGCAACCCCGGTCTCGGTGCCTGCTAGGAAGTTGAGACACTTGTTCTTGCCCCACTTGGCATCAGGTCCGCCGGCATCAACTACTAGCTTCTGAAGTGCCCCAAGCTCATCGAGGCCCTCGGTTCCAGCCATGGCATTCAAGCGCCCAAGAGCACCAATGCCTCCCTGGTCTGCCAACGCAAGCCCGGTAGCGGTAATGGCCACCTGAAAGGCATTCCAGTTCACGCTCTTGTCGGGCATCGTATAGGTGTGTGTGCCCGTAGCCCCGGTGGTGTTGTATTGCCGATACGCAACCCCGGTAGCAGAACGCCTTCCTGAGGTTGATCCATCACCCCCAGTGTCTGAGGCCTCGGTGTAATCATCGGGTGGAGTCAACTGGTTGGTGAACAGATCGGCGGTACACCCGACCATTGCCAGCACGAAGGTCCCCGACTCAGTTACGTCAATCGAGGGGACATCGAAGGTTGTGGACCCACTGTTGGCGCTGTTGGTGACCTCGTAGTCCTGAATGAAGTTCTCAGCGTCTGCACCCAGGCATTCGATGATTGCGCCGGCCGGGTAGCTTGTTGTTGCGCAGGTCCAGGTGTTGTCACCCTCTGAGGCCCCGGCGATCTTCCAGTAGATGTAGGTGTTCGGGACCCCGTTGCTTGAAGTGGTGAATACTTCCTGAGCTAGCAGGGTCCAACCCTCAGGGGCCTCGGTGATACTCTCGGTTCCCCGGATGTTGATGATGGCGATAAGTCCAGAACCTTCTGTGGCATTCGCTGAAGACAGAGTGATAGACGCTGCGCCCGTGCCACCACGAACCTGCTTGCTTAGCTCGTTGATCTCCTGGCCGCCTTCGGTGGGTTCCCAGTCCGGTCGGACGGTGGTGTCATCATCCTCCCAGTAGTTGTCCACCCATAGGTTACCTTCCCCATTAGGGTTGAAGGAAGCTACCGGACCACTGATGCCGCAGAACTCGTTGTACTTCCTGCCGAATGCGTTTCGCTGGTAGGTGATATTAGTGCCCTGAAATTCCTTGGTGGACACCGAGCCACCATAGGTGCAGTAGGAACCGTTGTTGTTGAAGAAGTTGTCCTCTACCAGGATGTCATCCGGCTGACCGTTGGAGCCATAGATGCTCAGGGCTGCACTGTTGCCAGGGTCGGTACCTGAGTCCATGTGGTTCTTGCGGATGATGATCGCAGAGGCCGGCCCATCAGTGGACACACAGGTTTGGTGGGAGCCGTCGTTGTGGTGGTTGTCGTGCAGGTAGGACTCCTCGATCACCACATTGGAGTTGACGAACTTGATCTGAGTCCGGTACTCGCTGATGTTGCATCTGGAGACGGTGAACTCTGACCCGAAGATGCCGATCCTGGAGTCGGTCCCGGTCCCGATAAGTTCGCAGTCCTCGATGATGGTTCCGGTGGTTCCGTTGGAGCAGTCAATGCCACGGATGCCAGACGAAGTGATCTTGCAGTTCCTGATGGTGACATCGTCATGTAGGACAGTGATGGTCCCGGTGATGTCCAGGTCTTCGATCACCTGGGAGTCCGAACTGGTCGAGAACCCAGCAGAAGGGGTCAGGGTACCGGAAGTCCCAGTGTTGGTCTCATCGACTTCGGTTCCGTGGCTGACTGCCATGAGCTACTTGGCCTTCCTGGTCTGGGTCTTACGAGGGGCCCGGCGTTTAGGGGTCGCTTTGGGTTCGGGCTTGGTGGCCCATTGGACCTGAGAGATTGGGAGCATGTAGGCCTGAGGTCGGGAGGCCGTCAGTTCAAGGTCGGTAGTGAAGCTGCCCCAGACCTCTGGCTTGCTGTTCCCGGTGTAGTTGTAGAACAGGCTGATGCACAGAGCCTCAGTGTCGCCCCAGATCGTCGCTTTCTCGCCTAACATCATGCTTTCCTTCGTTGTGACCAATGGCCCGCCAAAGCTTGCCGTGCTCCTCAGACCTCTGTTCGATCAGTCCGCTTACAGTGTCCTTGATCTTCATGACCTGGTCTTTGAGGGAACTACCACCGTTGACGGTTAGCTCTCCCTTGATCCTTGCGATGTCCTCTTTGATCCTGGGGACCTCACTGACATCAAGGAGAATTTTCCTGATAGTCCTGGAGAACCAGATAATGAAAGCGATAACCAAACCACTGGTGACTGGCCCCAGGAGCTGGTCAAGGAAGAACTCCACCACTACTTACCCGCGAGTTGCTTCACCATTTCGGTGACCAGCTTCGAGTAGTCAACCTCCACCCTGGCCTCATTGAGGGCTTTGGCAATGGCCTTGGCTTCGCGGTCACGAGTCACCATATCGGCAACCCGCAAAGCAGTAGACAGGTCGTAGACACCATCCTCAGGAAGCCTCTGTAGTTGCTGGACCAGCTTCAGGGCACCTTCAGTGACAGGCCCGAAGTGACCATCGTCGAAGCGATCAAACCGGAACTTCTCCTCTAGAAGCCCAGGGTGATAAGCGTCAAGGTAGGCCTTGATCTGCCATTGCATGATGCGGACCTTGTGGCCCCGATCGCCTTGTTTCAGCACGTCGTCTTCCTCATTGGTCAGATAGTTCAATGCCCTTAGCAGGTCTGCTGGCACGTCTTCGGGCCTACGGATGTACTCGAAGTGCATCGCATCAGGCCGGTTCTGGTATCTACCACCCCAGTAGAACCCGCAGGCTTCCCAGATGCGCACAACCTCAGGGGGGATATCGCTGATGAAGCGGGAGCCCATTGGGTTGCAGGGGGCATTGATGTCTACCGCGAGGCCCCAGGAGTGGTTCGAGGGGTACTGAGTCCCCCGGATAGGCCTGCACGCATAGCCCCAGGTTCCTCCGCAGGCGCCCTGACCTTCTGACATAATGTCATAGCCAAGGTTCTCGGTGGCCTCAAAGAGCGCTGCGATCAGAGGGGCAATCTCTGCCCGGACCAGGACTGTGACTCCAGCCTTGCGGACCGCTAGCTGCTTGCCCCGCTGGCAGTTGGGCCACCCGGCACCCCAACCTCTCTGGCTGGCATTGTTCCGGGGGACCCCAGCGTGGGGATTGGGGCCATAGTTACTCAGTTGGTAACTCAAGGTCCCAATCCTCATCGCCTACACCATCAGACCCATCCTCATCCTGGCAGGAGTGGTCACCAAGCAGGGCAAGCTCCTCGTCTGTTGGCTCTCCAATCTCCCAGGAAGACATCAACTACGCCTTGTCAGCAGGGGTCACGCGGTCACGAGTCAGTCGGGTCAGGATTGCAAACACCAGGGCATAGCCGGCGGCCACAGTCCCCAGAATTGCTTCAGACTGCTCAGGGGACACTGCGACACCAAAGACCACAGCAAGGCCAAGGACAGCCTTCACGAAGTCCAGAACAACAACGGGCTCTCCATCGAACATGGTTACTCCTTGTTTCTCAGAGGTCAACTTGTATTCCCATGCCAAACCCCGGCGAGGTAAGGCGATGATGCATCTACAGACAAGACATCGAGTGGGGCTCCTACGTTCTGCCAGACAACCAACTCAACGTAGTCACCCTCCTCTAAAGCATATGCGGTGTCTGCCCCAAAGCGGTGGGTTGATGCTGTATCAACATCAGGAATCTCCTCATCAATTGCAAGCGACCCGTTGATCCTAATAAACACGTGCCTGATACCAGATGAGCTGGCTTCCCAGCGGACACCCGAATAGAAGCTCCACACTCCTGGGGTCTGAATCGTGTACCTGGTGTTGTTGGTTACTGAGTCGTGACCATCATCAGTGTCAAAGGTCGCAGCGTTGTTGAAGGCAATAGCAGTGAAGGTAGTGTTGGGAATCTCCTGGTCCGTAGACCTCCAAAGCCTGAAAGAGGGAACAACGAAGTTGCTCTTCATTTCAGAGGCTAAGGTCCCTCTAGTGATCCTGGTTGAGTCACCCATTACAGAAGCCCCACACGAGTCACCGACAGGAAGCTACCTGGGCCACCTTGCGCCCCAAGGATTTCTTCCTCCCCGTCATTGCCTGAGTCTGTGAGTACGGTAAGCGTATTCCCTGCCAGCAAGGGGAAGGGTGGTGAGATAAGTGGTAGGGGGTTAGAGTTGCCACTACCTCCAGCTAGGTGGTTGAAGTTCCTAGCCACCACCTTTGTAACCCCTGAGCCATCATCCACCCTGATGAACCCACTGATGAGTCCATTGTCGTCTGAGGCTGCATAGTCCAGCAGGGAAGTCACAATGTAGAGCCCGTCATAGCCTCTAGGGTGTACGTACTCCCCACTGGCATTCGTGGACACGGGAAAGCCGGGAGCCTTCCGAGAGCCATAGTCAGTATTGAATACAGTAAAGTCCACAACGTTGTTAGCAGAGTTGGCTGGGATTGCTTGCGTGCCATCAACAAAGAGGACAGTACCGGCAAAGGAGTCCCCACGTCTGACCTCATCAGGGGACGCATAGGCTCTGAGCCTGAAGTCCAGGATGTCCTGAAGGCTGTTGAAGGTCATGCGAAGCTCCGCAGTTGGAGATAGCAAACACCCTGAAGATCGTCCCGGGCAGGGTTGTAGTACAGGTCGGTCTGAGAGCCACCCCACTGGACCCGGTCCACATACACAGACCTGGTGGTCCCGAACTCGGTGAAGCTCACAGGCTCGCCATCCTCTGCAATCTGTCTGAGCCTTGCTACCTCAGTGGCTGGGTCGTAGTGAACCTTCTGACCATTGAGGTCAGTTACCTCATCTGCAAGTACGACAGGAAGAATCCACTCGGTCCCACGCCTGGGGATAGGGTTGGCCCTCATGGTCCATCTGCTGATGACTGGCGACTCGGTGGTGTCGGTGGCTCTATTGAGCGTAAGGATCAGTTGGGCATACTGGCCGACTGGGGGGTCGCCATTGCCATCCCTGATGAGGATCTCCCCGCCTGTCCCACCAGTGGCGAAGTTTCCGGTGCTGTAGGTCTCATCCATAACCGAAGTGCCATCGACCAGAATCTCGACACCGATACTCGACCCTGCTGGCATGGGTTCGGTCTTGATCAGCAGTCTCTCAAAGACCTTGTTGTCAGCCAGGTCGAAGGTGATCCTGCCTGAGTTGATGTTGCCAGTGGAGACCCGGTCATCGGACTGGGCAAAGACCCCAGTGTCATTGATCAAGAATGTCAACGTCTCGTCAAACCACACAGCAGACCAGACTGGCTGACCACTACTGGACACGGTTGCCATAACGTCTGTGGCATACGCTGGGGTCAGTGAGTCTGTGAACTCTCTGAGGTCGATACGCCCAAGGCCTGCCCTAGTACTGCTGGTGTCCCCATAGCCGAACCACACAAACTGCTCATGGGGAGCCAGCGCATGAACTGGTCCGGGAGTTTCGACAAGGGGGCCATAGGAAAGGTCGCCGTTGGCCCCAGAGACTGCCAGGCGTACGCCTTTAGAGGTACCCAGAATCACAACACCCACATAGCTTTGGATGCTCAGTACGTATTCCCCGTCCGGCAACTGGGCTGCCTGAGTCGGTGACGCCAGTGCGGTGCCATCCTCCCTGATGCTGATCCGGTAGACATAGGAGGCCCGACCCTGCTGGAAGCCACAGTAGATATGGGAGTCACCCTCACCAAAGCAGAGCCAGTCACCATTGAGGACTGAACCATCAGTCAGGTTCTCGGGCGTAGCAGTACTAGTTGTGTCGGTGATGTTGTAGAGCGTAGTGCCAACACCAACCATGAGGCGACCCTTGACGAAACCGATAACCCCAGGGTTCGGTGGGGAACTGGCATTGATGTCGTTGATCAGAGTGATGGTGGAACCATCTTCGGTTTCGTAGATTCCCTGATCGGTAAGCAGGTAGACCTTCCTACCATCGCTAGTCATCGAGTGGCCAACAGCGGAGTCGGGGAGCGTTTCAGAATCCCAGGACCCAGTGTCTTCAACGTCGGTGCGATGGAAAAGAGTGGTGTCCCCCTGGCCCAGAACAAAGATTCTGTCGCTAGTGGTGACCATGTTGCAGGGCTCGGTGGAGTTGGGGGCCGGACCGCTGACGCCTACCTCATACACGTCATAGAGGAGTTCTAGGTTGCCTTCATCCCAGGGGCTGATACCCACAGACTCTTTGAAGCGTTCACGGTTTGAGCGTCTGGTTCGTAGGTCAAACCAATTCTGTCCGGCACCCAGCTTCCAGGAGTCGGCAGAACGTCTCCATAGGTCAGCGGGGTTAAGGGATCGCTCGCCTAGCTCCTCTGAGTCGTCTGCCTGCTGCCTGATGGTCTCCAGGGTCGAGGAGACATAGCCAGCCAAATCGACCATGTAACCGACCCCATCGAGTGTGACTGGGAAGTAGCCCACTACTTGATCCTCCAGGGCCAGTTGCTCTGGAGTCTGCGGACCTCATTCTGGATCAAGCTCTGGTATTGAGCCCGGATGAAGTCAACGCCCCTCATGGTTGCCTGGGGTGGGACTTCCTCGATGCCGGCAACAGGGTTAGCGTTGATGTCGATGCGCTGGATTTCCTTGGTCATCAGAAGCCTGGAGGCAGCACCATAAACCAAAATCTCATGAGCAGACTCAGGAAGTCCGGTGTCTTCTGTGATGTCCTCGGTCAGGTCTGAAGGCAGATCACCAAAGGTTGCCTTGTAGTGCAGGGTCGCTTCAAGGTCGTCAGGGTAGGTGTAGGGATAGTGGGGTCTGATGATGCTGTCCGGCCCCACATAGGAGAATTCGTAGTCGTAGTGGTCGTAGCCGGAGAGCTTGTACTCCAGAAGGTACGGATGCAGGATGTCCGTCAGTGAGATCGGGTAGTCGTAGTCAACTGTGTCGAAATCGATGGTTGCGGTCTTCTGACGGTAGACACCATTCTGGGGGAGGAGTCGCAGTTCATCCTCGACCGCCTTCAGGATGTCATTGGTCGGGTAGTCCGGGGAGACTGTGATGATGTCCCCGGCAGTGTGTGATGCCGCGTCAGAGCCCAGGTGACCACGCTCAACCGTCAGGGTCTTAGTAGAAGTATTCGCATCCCAGATATGCAGAAGCTCTCGGTTGATCTCGAAGTAGGAACCTGCGGTCAGACCATTCAGGTCATAGGTGGTGACAACAGTGTCCGTCGAGTCATTGATGTCCGCGTTCAGCCTGTTGATGGACTCAGTGCGAACACCTAGAAGCCGCCGGACTTCCCGGACTATCTCGTTACTGTTCATCGACTCTACTGACTGGGCCTGCAAGCTCCGGGTAGGCTTCGGTGACTTGCTTCATCTCCAGAAGCTGTTGATCGGTGGGCCGCTGCTCAATCTGGTGAGCTTCATCCATGGTGGCTTCCCGATAGGCGGACCCCTTGCTGGTGGGAGGCTGGAGGCCGTCTTTCACCAGACGCCTGTAGGCCTCATCGTCCTTATCCCACTGGGCCTGCTTGACCTTGGCTTGATGGTTGCCTGAGCGTGTGGGAGTGGCAGAGCCAGCGATGCTGATACTCAGAAGCTTCTCACGGTAAGCGTTCAATCTTCCTCCACAGTTAGCCCGGCTGCCACCAGGATGTCCCTTTCCTCGGAACTCACTTCATAGGTCCTGCCACCAAAGTACAGATACTTAGCGGCGCTATGCTCATCGATGGTGCCGTGAAAGCGGACTTCATCATCTTGTGTGATGTAGACATTCTTGCCCCAGGGGGCATTGTTGAGTCGACCCCAAAGGGTGTGAGGTCCCCTGTGGTCAAGGTGTTGTTCCCTACCAACCTTCTGGGGAACCGTTGGGGGAGTAAAGAAGAATGCCATGGGAGTCCTGGTTGGTTTGGGGGCCCAACTATCGTTTCTAGCCAGGTCCCCCAAACACTAGTTGCTAGGCACCATCGTCAATAGCGGTGCCGTCTTCCTCGATCCAGTTGGTACCATTGGACCAAGCGAAGGTTGCACTGCCCTCTGCGCCATCGGTGACGTAGATCAGGCAGCCGGTGTAGTCAGCAGCATCCGGAACACCCGCAACATCGAAACTCGGAAGCGGGATCGGCGTGTCCGTCTGACTCAGTGCGCTCACAAAGGCCGGAGTGGCCTCAGCTTCAGTAGCCATCAGTTACTCCTAGCTGTTGTCGCCAAGCGAGCTTGCACTGTCGATGCGCCACAGAGACTCCTGACGGAAAATCTTGTAGCCACCGAACCAGTACCAACCCATCGGGCGGAATCGCATCAGCTTGTCGGTCACCGGACCAGGCATCACCTGGGGCAGGGAGTCAGAGACCGTCGAGGAGTACGCCTTGGCAAGGGCTTCCCAGCCCACAACCAGGGTCGAGTACAAGTCCACGGTCCCGCCGTCGCCACCATCTTCGGTAAGCAGGGCACGCGGGGTCTCAACGAATCGAACACCCTCGTAGATGCCGATGTCGCCTCGCCAGATGTTCATCTGGGAGATGCCATAGACGTGGGGGTCTCGCCAAGCAGCGGTGCCGGTTTCCTGCCTCAGGTCCACCGAAACGTGCGGGTGAATGAAGGCGGTGTACAGGCCGGCCGACTCGCTGATCCCAGGAACGTTGGCGGCCCGCAGGTTCGCAACCACCTTACGGATGTCCCGAGACTGCAAGATATCAGCAGCAAGAACATTAGTAGCCTGGCTGTTGGCCTGGGTGGCAGTAGCGTCCGAATAGTGGACGTTGTCACCATCATGCAGGACATCACGAGTGATCGTGTCAATCGAGAGCCCGGCGTTGTAGCCCAGCAGGTTTGCGACCACGGGGTCCACGTCCAGGTAGCTAGTACCCCGGATGCGGGCAGTGGTCACAACAGCGTTACCGTACTCGTCCAGCACCACGTCAACATTCGAGTCAGAGAACGTCACACCATCGACGTCAACCTTCTCACTCAGAGGCGTGGTAGCCGCAGCAAGGTCGGCGGTCTTCGTAAATCGAACGGTCGAACCACGCTTATCGAGGTTGGTGGCCTGAACCGAAGCGATGCGGTCGTAGAACAGTTCCGGTCGAAGGGCAAACCGGGTGAACAAGTCCCAAGAGACCTGATCGAACCCGGAATCCCCGGTTCCATAGATTGCCATTTAGGGGTCCTTATGACCCCCGATCGGACTACTGAAGGTTGGCGAAACCCTTGTGTTGAGAGTACAGAGCCATAGCCTCATCCTTGGAGAGTCCGGGCTTCAACCACGGTTTATCAGCATTGGGGTCAATGCTTTCACCTGTGGTCACTGCATCGGACATCCGGGCGTGAGCCTGCTGCTCATCTGCTGGGACTTCTGGTGCTGTGGTTTGGGGGGTCAGAAGTCCGTAGCGCTCTGCGGCCTCTCGAACCTTGTCGGGTGCGCTCCAGTCAACATCATCTACCTTCTGGAACAACGGCAAAGCCGGATGATCCTCAGGGATGCCAGCCTTCGACAAAGCGAGATTGCGTTCAAGGTCCCGGACTTTCTTCTGGTTCTCCTCAAACGCCTTGCGCAGAGAAGCAATACCTGAAGATTCCTGGGGTTCCTCGACGGGTTCCTCTTGGTAGTCGTACTCGGGGTTAGAAATATCGGTCATTGTCATCATCCCTTTCTAGGCCGCACAACGCCGGGAGAAACGCTGTGGCTCCTCTGGGCCAAGACCCCTATGGCCTTAGCTCACCATTAACTCTAGTTTGTAGCACTTCTCAAACCAGCGATGCCGGATTCTGCTGTAATTGCTGATCCGCCACCCTGGAATTTTGAGACTCGACCCTCTTGACGCCTTCTGATCCTCTCTCGCGACTGGGAATCACCTTCAAAGACTGCACCAAGGGCTTCCTCTTGGGAGACTCCAGGTTGGACTTCACCGGGTAGTTGACCGAAGATCTGCCTCTGCATGGCCATGGCCGAGAACTGATCAACTGCCTGACCCGGATCAACGCCCAAGCCGGCCAACCTCTCAGACTGACCCTGCGAGAGATCACCGAATCCAGTACGCCTGGCTGTGGCCCCAATCTGTGCAGCGGTAACATGTTGAAGGATGACCTTCTCTGCACGGTCTGGGTCAATAAAGTAGCTAGCCAGTGCAGCATCCGAGTTGGGTCCGTAGTACTGAGCAAAGGTCTCACGGACATCTGAGGGGGCAAACTGCATCGCAGTCCAACCCTCCATGATGCGTGACTGTAGCTCTTGAAGACTCAAACCCCTGTTGACGAACTCTGCGAAGTCTTCGGGCTCATCGTAGAAACCTTCAGGCATGCCAACCGAGCGCATCATCTGGGTGACACGATCCCGGTAGGTCATGTAGTCAGCCTCAGACATTGCAAGCTGACCGTTCTGCTTTCGGTTGCCAGGGAAGTAAACCTCATACCTAGGGCTTTCCCTGACTTCCTCCATCGCTAGGGCTGCATCCCCAGTCTCCTGCCACTTGTCGGCATAGACCTGGAGAAGTTCCTCAGGCATGTGGGGATACCTGCGCCTGGCTTCATCAACGAAGGACCTGCCAACATCATTGGGAGGCGTAGTGTCAGGGAAGGGAGACTCAAGCTGCTCAAGCTGCTCAACCGACTGGAATCCGAAGTAGTCCAGGACTCCAGATGCCTTGTGAGTCGATGCCTCGATCTGCTGCTTGGTACTTACCTGGGGGACACCGTAGAGCTTATAGAGGGCATCAACCTGGGCCTGGTTTCGTGCATGATGTCGAGTGCCATCTGAGGTTACCAGCCAGTATTCCCCAGACCCATACATGAACTTGGCATCCTGGGGGGCCTTGCCTTCGATATGGCTAGGCGAACCAATCGGCTTAGCTCCCCAGGAGAATGGGTTGACCTTGTCACCAGAGGCCACAGCTTCCATGCCAGAGATGCCACCGAAGACCGTAGATGCTCGGGGCCCCTCAACGAAGCCGGCACGAATGCTTAGCTGGCCTTCAGCAGCATCAATGACTGAACCATAGATCTTGGTCAGAGAAGGAATCTCGGCAGGGTCAAGCCGGTATCGAGTCTTGGTGCCTTCGTTGACCAGGAAGACAACACCGTCAACTGGCGACCTGTAGAGCCTCATCGCACACCACCCTGGACACGACCACCAAACATGGGTTCAGCATCATCGAGGGCCTGCGATACCACATTGCCCTTGTTGCGCTTCATGCCTTCCTTCCTCAGGAACTGTTCGATGGAGTAGGCGTCATTCATCCTGACCAGCTTGGCGAACATCGGATCAGTCTCGTCGGGGACTTCACCCCAGATGTTCTGGACCATCCCACGAGCCAGGGTTGCAATGTCGTCATAGGCAAGCTCGGGGTTCTCATGCTCGGGGAACATCGCCAAACGCTGCTTCTTCAGTTGCTCAACCAGAAGGTCAACAGAGCCTGGGTTGGTCCTAAGTTTGTAGGCCCACTGTCCGATCATCTCATCGGTCCAGGTGCGCATGCCGATGGGTCCAAGCCATTGCTTCACAAGCTGCTGGACTCGGTCTTCGCCTTCGAGTCCAAGAAGCTGACCGGACTGACGCTCAAAGAAGGTGATGGCATCCCCGGCCTTACGGACGCCTTCCTCGTGTGCGGCATTCTCTAGACGCTGAACACCCTGCTCTAGCCAGCCATCCTCACCGGGCTTCACACCAAAGAGGGTCAACACGCTCGGGGTCTGCTGCTTCCGCATATCAATGTTGTACTCTGGCCTGAGAACCTGAGGCTTGTAGTACCTTGACAGGATTCGAGCTTCCTTCTCTGAGGTTGCGTACCAACCAAGCCACTGGCCACCCTTCTTGGTCCTGGTCCTTAGGTAGTGCTTACTGGTCTTGGGGTCGTAGTAGAGGACCGCAGAAGGCAGAGCCCACTGGGCTTCCTCATCTGCATATCTGGCTCTTTGGCCTGGGCCAGTGAGTTCCCAGTCCCGATAGCCTTCCTCTGTGGACTGCCGGATGTACATCTTGCCGTTGGTGGTCCTGATGATGCGGTCATTCTCACCGAGATACTTGCCAGCGAAGGGGCTAGCGTCAGGGTGGTAGGGGTCGATCTCCTTGAGGATTGAGTCATTGAACTGCTCCTCAGTGATGTCACCCCGGGTCCACTTGTCAGCCAGGAAGCCACTTAGGGCCATGCTGGGGTTCTGGTAGCCGGTATCAATCAGAGCATTCCGAGCCCTGATCCTGTTGTCCTGGAGCCTCTGTTCGGCTGCCTTCGGATCGCCTGCGGAGAGCTTGATCCACTCTCTTTGCCCAGGAGTCCGGGTCTGCCAGTATCTGGTGGACTCCAGTTGCCCCTGGGTGGGTGGCCTACCTTCAACCAGTGAGCGAGCATAGATACTCATAACCTCAGGGTCCCGAAGCATCGGGTTCACCTTGGCCTCACGGTTGTAGTTGGCTACCCAGGTGGCGAAAGGATGCTCGGCAGTGTTCTCAATCTGTGAGGTCTTGCCGGCCCGGATGGCACCAATGGCCTTGAGTTCCCTTGAACTAATCTCTCTTTGGACCCTGGTCTCTGACTCTGGGAGCCCATCGGTCATCGCATTCCAGGCTTCACCGTTGGGAACATGCCAGACCATTGGGGTTCCCCGGCCACCATTGGCCCCATTGGGAACGCGCCACATGAGGTAGATATGCTTGCCGTCCAGTCGCCAGATTTCAGCGCCACCGGGCATACTGTTCAACTGAGGCATTAGACGAACCTGCGAATGCTAGTGGGCTTGAAGTAGAGGTTTCTAATCTCTACGTTCTTCCCTGTCCGGGGGGCATGGAGAATCTGACCGTTACCCATGTAGAGAGCCACGTGACCAGGCTTGCCTACCAGGTCTCCAGGTTGGGCTTCAGCCAGGCTGTTGACCTTCTTGCCGGACTGCATCTGGTGCCCTGAGAACCTGGGAAGGTTGATACCCATCTGCTTATAGACCAACTGGATCAACCCGGAACAGTCCAGGCCCTTCTGGGGGTTGACGCCTCCCCAAAGGTACGGGACCCCCAGGTACTGCTGGGCGATCTGGATAGCCAGAGCACCAGAGCCCTGTTCGGGATTGGGTGGTAGCCCACCGTTGCGTTGGAGGGTCTGCTGCCTGACCGAGGTTGGCAGGTCATCCAGGTCAGCATCAGTGAGGTCGAAGTCGGCAAGGAATCGCTTGGAGGGTCCGTACGCCTGGTAAAGCTCACCAAGGGCACGCTCAAGCCCGAAGTCGGATTCTTCCTCTGCGGTACCACTGAAGGGATTACCTACCCCAGAGGCTCTTTCTGCTGGGTTGCCTTGCATCATCGAGGATACCTGGGCAAGCATTTGGCCCCACATATCCATGTCCTGCTGGACTGTGGGCTCAGTCTGTGTAGGGTCTACGGGGTCGGGGTTGCCTAGGTTGATAGCAGCAGATGGCTGGATGTTGACCATCCGACGCCTGGCAGTCCGGTTCATCCCGATAGGAACCCGACCGTTGGGTGCAGTCCGGTTGGCTAGAGCCCTGTCTGAGCCGGCCCCTCGACCACCACCGAATGCCCGAAGAAGGCTCTCGGCTTCATTCCAGCGTTGGGCATAGCGATGTCTGTACTGCCTGGCTGGCCTCTGAATCCTTGCAGCCAGTTCAGCACCTGAGATACCCTGCCGATCGAACTGGGGGATTGAACTGTAGAACTTGCGGGCCGCATACTCGACATTGGTTAGCTGAGCCGGGGTCCCCCAACCTTGGGAAGGCCGCTGCTGGAAGACACCTAATGAGTCATGGTCATTCCTGTTGCCAAGGTGGCCAAGGTTGCGTAGCCCAGACTCCACAATTCCAGTAGAGAGTGCAGCAGTGATTTCACGAGGACCATAGCCCATCTGCTTGCCAACTCGGACAATGGTATTGACGATGTTGGGATCATAGCGAGCCATTAGCTTAGCCTCCCGATCATGGACCTAAGAGTCGAGAAGCCGCTTTCGAGTGTCCCGAAGTCCTCTGAGTAATCCTGCTGCTGTGTCCGCATTTCCCGCTCATCCTGCTTGTTCTCAAGGATTGCGGTGTTCATTGCGGCATTCGGATCACGCTCCTGGCCGTCTGGCATGTCAGGCCTGTTGGTTGCACCTTGAGCACCAAAGGCAGTCAGTTCAGCATCGGTTTGACCCTGGAGTTCGGCCTGGTGGTAATAGGAGGTTCGGTCTCTCTGGACTGCTTCCTCGTATTGGGCTCGGTGTTCATTCTCGAAGATGCCCTGGTACTGCCTGAGTTCCAGTTCAGTAGGGTCCCGGCCCAACATGCTGTTGAAAGTGTTGTAGATGGCACCCTTGATTGCCTCGGGGTTTGGTGCCAGATAGACCTCGGGCACATAATCCGGGACCGCCTCATCGAATGCTTCAGGGTTCTCCTTGAGCATATCGAGGGCTTTTCGCCAGGCGGTGCTTCGGTGGCCTGGACCCATACCGAACTGCTCACCACCCTGATTGGCATAAGTGAGCACCATCGCATAGGCTTCCTGGGTAGCAGGGTCCCAGACTCCTCGACGGTAAGCGGAAGTCAGAAGGCCGGCCTGGACCAACTCGACCTGAAGTCTGGCAATGTCCTCAGGGGAAGTGAACGGTGCATCAAGCTGGTCCCCCTCGTAGTAGATGGGAATCCAGCCGGGATGCGAGTCCTGGGGTTGCCACTCGAAGGGAACCCCAAAAGGGGACATCCCCGCGTCCATGCGACCCTGGAGCCGGAAGTCCCTAATGGCCCCAGCGTCAGCGGTCATCCTGGGAGACGGACCTTCACCGGAACCTAGGCCCTGGACTCTGAGGCCTTCATAATCCCGGCGGGCTTGACTGAGTCTGTTCGCTGGGGTTGGTGAACCCCTAAGAGCCGTATTGGCGCGTATTCCGGGGTTCTTGACCTTGCGTCTAGGCTTTCGTGTTCCTGCCGCCCTTGCTCTGGTGGTCCTAGGGGTTGCCCTATAGATACCTCTTTCTCTAACCAAGGCCAGCACCCGCCAAACTCATAGACCCAGAGCCCAAGGAACCCATTGGGTTGTCTAGTGCTTCCATGTAGTCCAATCCTGGCTCAAGTTCCTCATCGAGGAGTTCCCGCATGAACAGTCTTTCCCAGGCTGCCCGGAAGGCCGGCTCCTTTTCAGACAGTTCCTCACCGAGGTTCCTAAGCTGGTCTCGTGCATAGATGAGTTCGCTTCTAGTGGACCTGGCAAAGCTGTCAGGCTGGAGCCCCAAAGAGACCGCTAGGGCCTGAACCTGCTTTCTGGCCTCTAAGTATTCAGCGATGTAAGGGCCAACCTCGGTGTTGCGTAGCTTCGGGTCCTGGATTGCACGCTCCATATCCCCAATCAACTGCTGGGGTGGGGGCCTTCTAGGTGAATAGTCAGCACGCCCGAACCCTGGGTACTTATCCTCAAGGTCCATGCGAACCATTCTCAGGAACATTCTTGCTTCATCAGACTGTAAACTGCCGAACATTGCCAATGCGTTCTGCTGCTGTTTCTGATACGCCTGGTAGCCAAGCGCATTGTTTGACGCATGGGCAATCTGGTCTGGAGTCATTCGGACTCGGTCGCCACGAATGATCTGGTCAGTGAAGCTCAGGTAATCGAAAGTCCCAGGCTCGGGGTCGGTAGTGAAATAGCCGACAACATCCTTGTACTGCTCATAGAGTTCAGGGTTCTCACGGATGAACCTGTTGCCTTCGATCGTTACTGGCATTTCCCGGTTGGACCTGGTCTTGTTGAAGAAGGTCATTTCCAGGTTGTTCAAGCCGAAGACGTGCTCAGTCAGGGCAATGGCTTCTGACTCGCCGTACTCCTCTTGCCATTCACGGACCTGATCACCAATGGCCCTGAAGTGAATCCAGTCACCGGTCTCAAGCTTCGACTTCATTTCGACCTGAGGGCCAGTGGGCAGGGTCGTTTGAGCGAGAGCCTGCAACAGAAGCCTGGTGGTTGCCTTCTCGGCTGCGACCTTCTGCATTGCCTGAATCTGAGTCTCATCAGACATGTCCCAGCGCCCAGATGCTGCTTCCAACTGGAGCATTTCAGCATTGGCGCTCATCCAGGTGGGCTGCTGTCTGGAGAATGCGGCGATCAGCTTCCTAGCCCAGGCCGGCAGAAGTGCATCAAAGAAGTCTGCTCCTGGGTCCTGCTGCTCATCACCACCTGGGGCCCCATAGGGGAAGAACAGTTCTCTGGCGAAATGATCCCCTGGGAGGTCCCGCATGAAGGGCTTCAGAGGTACCTGGAGGATCGGCCCGAAGCCAGGGAGAACCGAACCACCGATCATGTTGAGGCCCTGGACAGACCCGGTCATCGCAAGCTCTGTATTAGGTCCAGTACCAAGGAACCTCGAAGCCAGAGCCCCAGCCATCGGGTAGGCGAAGATTTCCTGACCGAAGTCATCCCGGTAGAAGAACCCTCGGCCCTCATTGTGGTCCGTGTCTCTGGCACCCTCGATAGCCTGCTGGCCTCTGCGAACAACCTTGGGGTTCTCGAACCCGATCTTGGACCAGGTGGTCAGAACCTCCTTCCAGGCATCACCGAACGGAATCAGCAAGCGAGTCATATCGAAGAAATTGTTACGCTTGCTAAGGTCGTACAGAAGCTCCTTGACCTCGGTCACCCCATACTGCTTGGCGACCGCGTCAATACCTTCAAGAGTGCCAGTACCCTTGCCCTGGGCCTGTTGCTTGATAAGCCTTATCTGGCTGGGGGAAAGGTTATTCTTCTGGGCTGAATCTATGAGCTTCTTGGCGCTCTTGGCATCAAGGAAGCTAGCCATCTCGGTCATGCGAGCCCAGTAAGCCTGCCGGAAAACCGGAGACCTAGCCAGCGCATTGGTCGGCTTAGTGGCTAGCCACTTGAACATCCAGTCAATGCCCTTTCGAACACCATCCCCCGGGCGCTGTGGGGGTCCCATCTTCTGACCGCCAACCCAATCAGGGAGGCTGTCCAGCTTGGTCTCCAGGAAAGCATTCACCTTCTTAGCATCAAAGGTGCCATTCCTGATGCGCTGACCGTCTAGCTTTCCATCCTTGATAGCAAGCAGAAGGTCGGGGTCTCCGCCAGTTAGGTCATTGACTCGCTCGACAACCTCATCAATGTACTTGTCGGACTGCTCTCTAGTAGAAAGAACATGCTCACGATGTCTGGTGTCGCCAAGCATTTCCCGGTAGACCTTGAGGGGACCATCCCAGAAGTCCTGCTTGATGGCATCAATGCCAATTAGGCCCCGACCATTGTCATAGACCGCAGCGTCGGGTATCAAGCGCTCAATGGGGCTGGAGGAAAGCTTGGAGAGTTCGTCTGCTACTGAACTGATGTAATGCTGGGTTCCCTTCTTGTGCCTGGTCCACTCGTTTAGGCCAACAACCCCCGGGTATCGCCAGTTGGTTTCCCGGTCAAGCGCTGCCTGGAACTCAGGGACATCGGTAAAAAACTCATCGAGGACTGTGGTCCCACCGATGCCGTACTTCTGGGCTCCCTTGGACAACTTCTCGTCAGCTTTCAGTGCAGCCCTAGAGATGACTCCTGAGCCATTGGCGGCCATCTTCTGAAGTAATGGCGACCCCTCGTTGTACCTGGCCATGAACCAGCCAAGGAACGCGGCAGGATTATTCACGAACCGAGAGGTCGAGGTTGCAGCGACCCGGACAAGCTCCTCAGACATCACCCGGATTGTGTAGGCACCACGAAGAAGTTGGGCGGCCTTGAAGACATCAACAAACAAAAGCTCAAGAGCGTCCCGACTGAACTCGGATGCTGGCAGGTCCATCACTGTTCTAAGTGCAGCGGCAGTCGGGCCCCGGGTGGTCATGGCCCTCAGGGCTCTTGCATCAGGGACTGGAACCCCTCGACCAAGAAGCTCAGCCACAGAATGTGGAGTAGGTAGCGCCTCCTTGGTGAACGGGTTATAGAGAGCAAGGACCGTATCTGCCGTTTCCCCTGAGGCGGCCTTGATCCAGTAGGCACGCTCCTCATTGTTGGGGTTGAACAGATTGGTCAGGATGTCGCGGCGCTTCTTCAGGTTGGGTTTGGTCAGTTCTTTGCCGTATAGGCTCTCAACGATCTGGTCATCGATGGCCTTGACGAACGAGTCCCTGGACCACTCTAGGAGTTCATCGTAGTTATTGACCTTGGCAAAGCCCCGGTTGACCTGTTCGATGCGCTCTTTAGACATCCCGGCAGTTCTGAGGGTGTTCTGAAGGTTCTGCCAGGAAGCCTGGGGATCATCAAGGCCAATGATCCCTCTGGGAAGACTGGCACCTAAGCGGGTGAATCCATCAGGCATCACCCGGCCAATCTGGGAAAGGTAATCCCTGGTAGCCATTCGATTGGCTGAAGGCTTCAGGCGTACCTGAGTGCCCATCGCAGGCATCAGCAACTTCTTGACTGCATCCGGGTCAGTCTCATCAGCGATGGCAAGGGCAGTCTGGCGGTCCAGACCCTTAATGTGCTCCATGAGTTCGGTAACCGAGTTGCGGCCTGCCAGGTACTCGAACACCTTCTTGCCGGCCTCTGAGTTCCCCCAGGTCTCGATGTTCTCGGCAACCGTGGACTTCCTGCCGTTGATCCCGGTGACCAGAGCTTCTTTGAGGGCCTGCATGCCATTAGGTGCCTGGAAGGTTCTGGCAGCCTGACGAGCCTTGCTGGTTGGCCCCAGGACCGCTGAAGTGGGGTCCAGGAAGATTGAGTTCCCCAGGTCGAGAATCGAGGAAGTGATGTTGTACTCTCGGGAGCCTGGTTCCACGGCAGCCCAAGGCAGGAACGTTCTAGCGACTCCAGGGGCGAGGGCCCGGCCAGGGGTAAGCCAAACCCCAGTCTCAGGGTCGGTAAAGTGTTCCTTGCTGCTCAGGTTTGACTCATGCCTGACGGACCCACCAGGAAGCCAGCCAGAACCAAGGTCGATGCCCTTACCAGATCGCCACTGCTTGTAGGCAACCTCGACCATGGTGTCGTAGTTGCCAGACCCCTTGTCCCTTGGGTTCACCCGGCCAAGGGTCCCGATCTGCATCAGAGAGGCCGAGACTGCCTGCTGAAGGGACTCCTGGAGCATGAAGGCAGTCCTGGTGGCCCCACGCAAGGGAGCCAGGACGGGCTCAAAGCGTCCAGGAGAATGCTCTGGCTTGCTCTCTGGGTCGGTCTCGGCTAACCTGCGATCAACATCCTGGACTTCCCAAGGCTTGTCAGCATTCAGGTTGGTATCCCGTTTGGCCTGAGCAAGCGTCTTAGGGTCTACGAGTTCACCGACCTGGAATCCCCCAGTAGCCTCATACTGTAATTGGTAGGCCCTCTGAGCCAAGGCAATCGTCTGGGGGTCCTCAGGGGATAGGCCGGCCATTCCCGCAGCGGCAGTAAGCCCGGTGTGCATACCAGGATAGTTGGAGGCGATAGACCCCACGCGGGCAGCCAGTTCGGGGGTTGCCTGGGCCATGAAGTTGGCACGCCGAGCATCCCGCATGGCAACCTCTCGGCCTAGCTGCTCCTCATACTGAGGGGATCGGACTGGCCGGATCGGCATTAGGGTCCTTCCATGGTTTCGGGTGCCTCAGGGACCCCAGGGCCAATGGGGGCTCCCTGAGGCATTGCACTGGGCTCAGGACCCTGGGGCATCCCTCGCATGGGCATCAGGCCTCTAGGGGCTCCCGACTGGGGCATGGGGCCAGTGCGCACCGGAAGGCGCTCCACAAGCTCTCTGAGGGATTCGAGTCCAGACACCCGGTAGAGAGCCCGGATCATCTCATCAGGGTCTTCAGGCAGAATTGTCGCCTGGTCACCATTGAGTCCCGCAGTGAGCGGTTCATTTGGCCTCGATGACGGTGCGGAGAGGGGAGTAACTGCACCGGGCGGAGGGCCTTGCATTCTCCCACCCATGGGGTTTGGGCCTTGCTGGCTAGGGGCTGGCATCTTGGTCCCGGTGTTGTACGGGCGTGCTGTGCCCATATGGCCGGCAGTGCCTCCAGTGGGATTCGACGCATTCAGGTCTGACCGGTTTGCATAGGCGACCCCAGGTTGGCCAACTCGCTTGCCTCCACGTCCCTTTCTAGGCATCAGGCACCAGCCCCTACAGCCATAGCCGGGGCTCTACCACCAGCGGGGCCACTGGGCTGCCTCAGAGATCGTAGGAGTTGTGCAATGTTCTGTTGATCCGAAGAAACCTCGGGTACAACTCCACCGCCTGCCTCAGCTCCGGCTCCTGGTGGAGATAGCCCCGGTTGCGCTTCAGGGGATTCCGGGGTGGTGAGTTCTGCTTGTCGCTCCTGGGCTTCTCGCTGCGCCTCTTGGATTGCATCTGCCAGGTCCTTGTTATCGTTGTGCACCTTCTTGATGATGTTGGCAACGTCAACTGCCGCGAGGGCTCCTGCTGCAATCTGTTGGCCCAGGGCCTCTAGAAGCATCTGCTCAAGCCTGCTGGACATCACCCGGTCAAGCTCAATCTCCGGGTCATCAATCAGGGGGTCGATCATCGCTGCGGTCTCTGGGCTCATGATCCCCATGCCGACACGCTGACCAAGGCCAAGGATGACCCCGTTGACGTCAGCACCAGGCATTGAGTAGGTGACCATGTTGACGCTGGTGTCGAAGATGTCATTGGCGACATAGTCAACGGTCTTCTTGGTGGACTTGAACCCGGAGACGTAGAAGGACTTCTTCTTGTTGCCGAAGTAGGCCTTCATGACTGCGATAGCCCGCTCGTTCTCCTTGACGGCCGCTCGGGCTAGTTGCTCCTGGTACTTCTGGATTCGGAAGTCGATCTGAGCGCTCATGTTGATCTCAGACTGACGCCCGGTCCTGATGTTGGTGGTCGATTCCCCACCGAACTGAGGGGCTACACCATGGAGCCTGATAGCCCTTTCCATACGGTCGATGGACTCGCCGGTTTTGTAGCCCGGTTGTAGCTGGACTGCCTCGACAGCACCATCGGTCAGGGTGTTGATCTCACCAGTGAGCCCGTCCTTCCACTCGCCACCCTGAAGATGCGGGGGCCGGCCATTCTGACCAATGATGACCAGATCAGGGAAGACCGCCTTCTGGACTGCAATGAGGTCCAGGGCCATCAACTGCGCCATCCCGGTGTAGATACCAATGGTCTGGTTGAACTGACCTTGCAACTTCGATAAGGTCACCCTTCGAGGGGAAACCACCAGAGGTATTTCTGCACGGTTGGGAATGCGCTCCAGTTCCGCATAGCCCCTACCTGGGACCTGGCCGTAGATATGGGGACTTGAACTCTTGCCGACGACAATCAGAACATGCTCAACATCGTCGGTGTATTCAACAATGTCGAACATGGCCTCCATATCAATGGCCTTGCCATGCACGTCACCCATCGAAAGCCCGTCAAGCTTGCCCAGGGTCCGGTAGTTGCGCTCCAGCCAGGCTCGGGTCTTCTGATAGGAGAAGATGCAATCATCAGGCTCAATGGAGTCGATGTCCGAAGACGGGGCCGGGAAGGCGGCCATCGGGGACCTGATCTCCCATTGGGGAATCTCCTTCTTGAAGTCCGGCTTGATGAAGGTCGGGGCAGACGCATACCCGATCAGATACAGGGCCTTACGGAACAGCTTGGTTCTGATGTCGTTCTGCTGCCACCAGGACAAGTTGGCTAAGCGCCTCTGGTCTGCCCTCTCGACCTGTCGCTTGATCCTGGGGTTGATCGCAGGGTAAGTCAGGTCTGGGGTGGTCGAGGACACCCGGAAGGCAGTCTGCTCAATGCCCTCGGAGATAAGGTTGGCCACTGCCGGCTTCTCAGCCTTGTCCAACTCCGGGAGAGGAATGACCACTTCGCCATCTGCAACCTCCCTGATCCTCATCATCTCCTGGATCGCGGGATGCTGTGACTTCTTGCGGTCCTCCCAGAGGGCCAAGATTTCTTCGACTGTCTTCAATGAGGCCTCTGGAGTCTATAGTTAAACCTTGGTGAGTATCTGTACCATAATCGGTAAACCAGATGTTGGTTTATGCAGTCAATTCACCAGGAAGCTTGCCGGCCCATGAGGGTCTTCGGCTTCTGATGGGGGTGTCGAACTCGAACTTCAGGTTGGGCAGGTGATACTCAAGGAACCAGTGGGCCATAACCTGGTCATCGGTTGCACCCTCAGGCCACTTCAGAAGCTCGCTGATCAGGTAGTTGGACTTCATCCTTGAGGAAGAAGGAAGGTCCATGGGGAACCTGACGAGTCCCTGCCTATAAGCCCTGGCGATGGTCTGGACCCCATACTCCGGGTCAGCCTTGTTGATGTTGGTCTGATGCGGAATCAGGCTGATGTTGTTCCTGGCCAGCCAAGACCTAATAAAGTGCGTCTGAAGCATGAAGCGTTGGGCACCATTGGCCTCAACGATCAGATAGTGGATCGGTAATCCCATGCTCTTGGCTCGGGTGGCCCAGTCCTCCATGAGCCCGGTGTATCTATCGCCTACTAAATCAAGGAAATCATCAGCACGAAGCTGGGCCTTCTCGATGTCCATCAGGATGCGGTACTCGGTGTTGACCTGATAGACCCACCACTGGATAGCCCACCACTTAGTCGGTGAGGGGTCTACGGTGACGATGCTCAGGTGGTGCCCGGAGAAGTAGTCAGGAAGCTGTAGGAGCCTTCTTTCCCTTTCCTCACAGCCTGGTAGCTCCTCACCAGTCCTGGGGTCAATGCCTCCCCGGATATCCAGGAGGGTCACAAGCTGGTTGGCAGGGTCGGTGTCCTCTTGCTGGTAAGTGACCTCGAAGATGCGGGGGTTGTTAGCCTTCTGCCGGCGCAACTCTCGCCAGGGAAGCCTCACCGGGTCTAACAAACAGCCTTCAGGGTAAGGCTTGGCAGACCGCTTGTGGTCCCCTTCGCACTTATCGTCGTAGTGAGCCTTGTAGATGACGTGGTGGTACTTCCTGGTTCCTTCGGCTTCCTCGTCGTCCTCATCGTCAGGGACATCCTTGAGGTCCAGGGCGAACCGATAGCCATCGTCAGCACCGAGCCTCTGGCCAATCAGGAACAGTGCCCCACCGGGCTCCAGACGAGACTCTGCTTCCTGGGTCCACCACTCCTGCCACTGCTCTCTGGATTCCACCATCTTCATGTTCTTCCGGTGGACCAGGTCATCCCAGACGATGAAGTCAAAGCGGCCACCCAGGAACCCGGAGTCCTGACCATGGGCCACTACGGTGGGTTCCTTCTCGATGGTCTTTCGGGAGTCGTACTGCTCTACAATGAATTCATCGCCTCTCCATAGGTCAGCGGCCACCGGTTTGAAGCGTCCGTAATCCTGAGAAACCACTCCTCTTGCACCCACCATGGGGTCGGTTCTTTCGAGGGTGGTCTTGAGGCGACGAGAGTATTGTTTGGCAGATGCGTGGACTCGATGTCCAAGCTGGACTCTAATGCTTCGGTCCCGGACGATGAGCCAGCAGACGATGTCATGTGTGAAGGTTGTGGTCTTACCTCCGCCTGGAGGCATGTTGCAAACCACGTACTCCTTGTCCTCGGTTCCAAGGTATTTGATGACCTCCTGAGCCGCCATCGACTGCCAGGGGACTGTGGTTCTGCCCAGGTAGTGCTCTCTAAAGAACTGAAAGTCATCCCAGCCACGCTTGGCGGTCTCTGACAACTCCTCATACCTGAGAGGGTCAGGGATGTTGACTTCAACCCAGGCTTCCTTGCGTTCCTCCCGCTTGTCTGGGGTGTCCTTGAGGCCGTTTTCACGGTTGAGGATCGTCTGGTAGGAGCGGATACCACACTTACGCATGGCCTCCTTCTTGGTGTGCCCCTGGGCTATAAGCCTGTCGAACTTCCTCCAGGTGGCCTCCTTGATCTGATAGGGCATCAGCTACTCTTAGCCCCTTCAGGGGTATCAAAGAGGTCTTCTTCAGGGTAGTGGGCCAGGTACTTCCTACCGCAGGAGTCGCATTCCCAGTTGGTCTTCAGGGGCTGGATTGCCTTGCCACAGTTGCACCTACGCTTGTACCTGAGGTTGCTCATTCCCACTGGCTTCTCCGGGGTCTAGGTAGCCTGGAGAGGTAAGATAGGGACCCCGGAAACTTTCTGGATTCTTTTGCTGACTTTTACAGCAGAATCCAGCATGGGCTCTGAAAGGTCTGGTAGAAGAGGGTCAGGAACATCCCGGGTCTGGCTTCCACGGACTACGACTCACAGTCTGGTCCTCAGACTAAGACTTAGAGCCCAGCTTCTAGGACTGGACCCGGGAGTCCTCATCAGCCTCAGTGTGACTGGGGGGCGGAAGTAAAGACCTAAGGTCTTAGGTACCCGCTCAAATGCCCGTTAGAGGGGTTACAGTCCTTATTGTCCAGGTAGGCTCTGGCGCAAGGGGGAGATCGGAACCCCCGGATAGCGGGTGGTATGCTGACCCTTAGACCCGAAGGGTTGAGGTTGATGGGATTAGTGTGTTCACTGCGAAAGCAGGGAGGCCCAGACCCCAAAAGCCCCTGGGAACGCTAACCCCCAGAGTCTCCAGACCCCCGGATGCCGGCTAACCCCTCAGACCTCAGACCCCTAGAATCCCCCCTTAGACCCCCCAGACTCCAGACCCCAGGGACATAGTAGTGCTTGTTGGTCCTTGTGGAATCTTCTTAGAAGATGTCACTGGAGTCCCTAAGTTACTGTCTAGTAACAACCAGGAACCCAGAGTCTCACCCGGTGGAGATACTGGGTGTTACCAGAAGTAACAGTTATACTAGAGGCACCCGGATAAGCCAGATATCACTGAGTCAGACCCTCGGTCAAAGAGTCCCATACCCAGATAGACCAGGGGATTCTTAGTGATAATGGAAAGTATAGAGGGAGGGGATACCTCCTCCGGAGGTGCCGGGGGCCTCGGCAGACCCCGGGTCATCTTTTCCCCTTTGGGTGATATGTGAGCGGCTGGTTGACATAAGGTCGATTATCGGGGCGTCTCCGGGAGCCTCTGGGGGAGGGATGCCAGGGGAGGCAGGGGATTGAGTGTACCCTACATGCTTCTGGACTATGGGCCGGCCCCCGGGACCCAGTAGCCCCTGGGGGGGGCAGCACCCTAACTAGTCCCTAGGGGCTATTGACCAAATGGTCAGCCAATCCACTTGCCAACACCAACATCACCGGGTAAGTTGTTGTCAGTTCGGTTCGACGGTCTGAACCGGGGGTCTTACCTCTAGGCGGACCATCTCTGAGCCTTGGACCTTGGCAACTTCATAGTGGTTCTTTCCCCCCTAGTTACTCTCCTGTCCACCAATCTAGCTGTCCGAGTCTTGGGTGGTTAGGGTGGCCAGGGATGGTCACTAGGGAAAGGAAATGCAATGCAATTCACGAGACTTCCCGCCACCATGGTCCGTGTGGGAGATGTCATCCGGGATGCGTTCTCGGGTGATGAGGAGTTCGTGGTTGAGGAGATTCACGGCATGGAGGGTCAGAATGCATTGGCCTTCCTGGGTGAGGCCCTGGATGGGTCCGGAAGCAGGCGACTCCCAGTATTCACCACCGAGTGGGTTCAAGTGAAGGTTGTCCCGCTTGGTAGCTAGCTAGCAACACCGGGAGAATGGTTCTTCCTAGGTTCGATTCCTAGGCTCCCACGAACCAACTAGGGGAAAGGGAAACACCATGAGCGACGCACCTTGCGGACCTGGCAAGTTCGAGGGCCAGCCTGAGTGGTTCAGGGAGGCCTACGAGGGTACCACCTTCGTCATTGAGGCAGGCAGCGTCCAGTACCCAGAGGGTTGGTACGGCCTAATCCCTCTGGGTGATGGTGAGGCATGCATTGCCCATGAGGACAGCCAAGGGTTCGTGAGTCTGTACGGTCAGGGTTCACACTCCGAGATGTTTGGCCTCATGGACTCGATCGAGTCTGACTACCTGCAACCAACCACTAGGGGAAGGCAACCCAATGGACGAGATAGTCACTTCTGATCTGGCCAAGTTCGGGTACCGGGAGCTTGAGATTGCTTCTCGACTTCTGAGCGCCTACGTCAAGGAGCCTGACATCCTAGGGAACGGGGTTCAGGTGTTCATGAACATGCACTCTGGCTACGTGTTCCTGTCGGATGAGGACTACAACACGGCCATGATGAACGGGGACAAACTGGAGATTTACTACTGCTGCTCAGAGTGTGGGGACGAAGGCTTCCTTGAGGACCTTGCCGGCAATCACCACCTTGACGAGTACGGGACCCTGATTCACGGGGATAACGACAACTAGGCGCTAGCAATGCCAGGCAGGACCCTTAAGGGGTACGGGCATCATAGCCCACCTGCCTACTGGGTATCAACCACAGCCTTTGGCTGTCAAGGGAAAGGGGGGCAAGTGAAGGTCTACATCGTGTTGGGTATCAACGATGGTGGCAGTTCCTGGATTGAAGAGGTCTTAGGCAGTGAGGACGAAGCCTATGGGCTCAGGGACACACTGAACGAGGGTAGGGCACCCCTTGACGCTATCTACTGGGTTGAAGTCCATGACGTCCGCAGCCTGACCAATTAGGTCAACCAAGAACAACAGTTGGGGGGGGAGATGCACAAGCTGATCAAGATCATGCTTGACCAGTACCAAGAATCAGACCAGAAGCTTCACGACCAGGAGACTCCTGAGGGATTAATCTGGGGAGTCCGGACGGTTCATCCAGACCTGCGTAGTTCGAGAGGGTACCGGTGGCGCTGGGGGTGGAATGAGGCTTCTGGGCCATTCGAAGGCCACAAGGGACCATGCCCGCTGACTGCAGGTGACGGGATCTGCGTAGCCAAGAACTGGGAAGGTATGGCATCAGGAGGGATTCCTGCCTCTACCCTACTCCTGACCGGCTACCTCCCAGATGATGTTCTGGGGGAGGACCATAACAAGGTCCGCGTCAGGAGGGCCTTTGTGGTAGACATTGTTGATGGGGTTCCCCTCATCAGCAAGTATGGAGAACGCGCAGACCTCAGGGGTGCAGACCTCTGGGGTGCAGACCTCAGGAATGCAAATCTCAGGGGTGCAGACCTCAGGAATGCAAATCTCAGGGGTGCAAACCTCAGGAATGCAAACCTCAGGAATGCAGACCTCAGGGGTGCAGGCCTCGGGAATGCAAATCTCAGGAATGCAAACCTCAGGAATGCAGACCTCTGGGGTGCAGGCCTCGGGAATGCAGACCTCGGGAATGCAGACCTCAGGAATGCAGACCTCAGGAATGCAAATCTCGGGAATGCAGACCTCGGGAATGCAGACCTCAGGAATGCAAGCCTCTGGGGTGCAGACCTCAGGGGTGTAGACCTGAGTCCAGACCAGTTGAAGGTCTGCATTCGCTAAGGCCGAAACACCTGGACTGCCTCAACCGTAGGTTGGACCTGGCTGTCCGGGTGTCCATCGGTGAATCCGATGCTGATGAGGCCAAGGCAAGGGGGAGTAGATGATTGCAGCGCTATTGCAACCAGGTGACCGCTTCCAGGCCGGCTACTCAGGAGAGGTCTTCGAGGCCTCCAGTCTGACCCTGGATGAGTCCAGAGCAGCGATTCGGGCTCTGGGGTCCGATGGTCGGGTAGTTGACTTCTTAGTCACCCGTACCTATCAAGTCACTAAGCACTAGGAGAACCAATGAAGGTTGAGTCCGAGAACATCATCATCACACTGACCAATGAGGAGGCCAGGAACCTTCTTGACGACCTCAAGGGTGCCCGGGAAGCCAACCTCATCTACGACAGCACCAATGACCTGATTGCAATGCTGGAGGAGAGGCTGTGAAGATCAGCATCAACGGGCCAGACCACCGCTACCTCTGGAATGACCGAGACGAGACTGTCCGGGTCTACCGCAAGCCTTCGGGACTGGTCGAGGAATGGACCGGGATCGGTTCGTACTGCCAGTTCGTAGAGGCCACCATGAAGTTCGAGGGGGAGTAAGCCCCTGGGGTAGAATGACTGCGGGACCGACCCTGAGGAAGGGGACAGCGGTGTTTGTACGCTACATAAACATTGACGGCGCAATCACCCCTGTGAATGGATACGACAGGGAAGCCATCGAACGCCTAACTCCCGAGCAGTGGGAGGAATTCAACGAAGGGGATGGAACGAAGGAGTCTTGGATTGAATACCTCAAGGCCTATGAAGCTCGCACTCGTAACGTGATCCTCCGTCCCTATCCCGAGCATTCAGGAGGCGCAGCGCTTGACGAGGGAATTGGCGTTTTGGGCATGAGCCAAGACTGAGCACTGAGAAGAAGGGAACCAGGAATGCAGAGCGTCTACGGGACCTACATTGCCATCGATCAGGACGCGCTCACAGACTACGCACTACAGGAGGGCTACTCATACGATCTGATCCGGAAGGCGTTCCTGCGAGTTGAGCCAGACGAGGGCACCTGGTACAGCGTGGAGGCCCAGAACCGGTTCGCCGGCACTTTGAAGTGGCTGAACCGAAGGAGGTAGGGGTACCTGACTGCGACCAGCGGGGGGTTCACTGGATTCCAGTGGGCCTCTCGGTGACAACAGTCAGAGTCACCAGACCCAGACCCAGCTTGGAAAGGGGAGAGCAATGGAGAGGTACCAGGCTACCAAGCCGAAGTTCGGGGACTTAGGAAATGGATTCAAGCTCTTAGTGGTACTGGGATGGATCATGGTGGTCAGCTTCGGTCTGACCTTCCTGAACGGGTTAGCAGGCTGATGACTGAGTTCCAGATCGAGAACCTTCAAGGGAGTGAAATGCGATACACGATCTACGACGAGTTGTCTAAGGTCTGCATTGGCCTGTTTCCGAACCGATCGATGGCCAACCATGAACTGGACCAGATGGGAGGCCATTCGTTCAGCGTTATCCCCATCGTGATCTTCAAGGAGCACTATGAAGACCAGCCTTGATGAACTCCTGAGGCTCCTGGAAGTCAAGGCGAACGTTCGAGCAGCAGGGGATCAGGTTTCAGACTTCAGTGTCGGCCGGCACCAGGGGGCACTTGAAGTCCTAGACGAGATCAGAAGGTACCTGGACCCAGAGGACAGGATCGGGGAGTAGATGGCACAGTTGCCGGGTGATGATGGTTGGTTGGTTGGAAGCGAGGGGAGCATCGTATCCGTCTCCCGTCCGAGGTTGGATGATGACGAATGCATTGTGAGCTTCGACGCTAGGAACATGCAAGAGGTTGGTCAGGCCCAGTTCGCCATTCACAAGTCAGACGACCTCACAGAGGAGCAGAAGTCCTTTGCTCACTTCTGGTGTGGCTACTTCTACGGAAAACTCACGTAAAGGAGATCAAGTGACGCAAGCAGAGGCAATCCGCAAGCTCAGC